TTAATGTAGGTGGAACTGCAGATCGTATTACAGTTAATAATGATTCAATTGATATTGCTTCAACTTATGCTGGACAAAATACAATTACAACATTAGGAACAATTGCTTCAGGTACATGGCAAGGTACTACAATCAGTACAATTTATGGTGGTACAGGAAATACATCATATTCAATTGGTGACTTATTAGTTGGTGCTGCAGACAATGCTTTAAATAAATTATCAATTGGTACAACTGGAAAAGTATTACAATCAAATGGAACGACTTTAGTGTATGGTGATGTGGACGGAGGAACATACGCATAATTGATATAATATCTTAGATTATATAATCTACTAACAAATAGGAGACAAGTATGGCTAAGAAGAAACAAGAAACTGTTTCAGATATTATTGATAGAATAGAAGAAGATTTGATGACTCTTCGTGATAAAGTTGAAGAACTTGAAAATCACGAGTGCGAGGAGGACGAAGATGACTCAGAAGAAGATACCGACTGGGATGAAGATTCTGACTCTACTAGCACTGAGGAAGATGAAGAATAAACAAAATAAAAAAAAGAAAAAATAAGGAAACTAACTGATGGCGACAATAATTAAATTAAAAGGTTCAGCAACTCCGAATCTTGCGCCATCAGTTAATGATTTAAGTTATAAAGAAGTTGCTTTAAATTACGCAGACGGAAGATTATATTACAAAAACGCTGCAGGACAAATAGCATATTTTAGTGCTGGTGCTACAGCAGGTGGTCAAGAAGGACAAGATGACGATCTATTTAATCAATTAGCGTTTGCAATTAAATTTGGTGCATTCCCTTTAGCTGATTATGGTAATATAACTGACCCAACAAGTGATGCTTTTGGACAAGTAGTTTTATTTACTTACGATAATATGGCAACAGAGGGATTAAGAATTATTGACAACGAAGGATTAGTATAAAATGCCAACACAATTACAATTACGAAGAGGGACAACAAACCAACATAACACATTTACAGGTGTTGTTGGTGAAGTCACAATTAATACTACAAAGAAAACAGCAGTCGTACATGATGGATCAACAGCAGGTGGTCTTGAATTACTTCGTGCTGATATGTCAAACGTATTCGCTTCAGCAACTCCAACAATAACTTCTTTAAACACATCAGGTGACGTATCTGTAGGTGGTAATTTAACTGTCACTGGTACAACTACATTTAATGGTGGCACTATCACTATGGGTGATGCTGACACTGATAACGTTGTATTTGGTGCTGATGTAAATTCAAATATATTACCAAATACTGATAACACATACGCATTAGGTAGTTCATCTAAAAAATGGTCAGACGTTAGATCAGTTTTATTAACTACAACAGGTGATGCTACAATCGGTGGTGATGTAGCTATCAATGGTGGCGATCTAACAACTTCTCAAACAACTTTCAATTTATTAAATACAACAGCAACTACACTTAATGTGGGTGGTGCTTCTACTGCAACTGCAATTGGTGCAGCAACTGGAACTACTACTATTAAAGCAGATTTAACAGTTGATGGTGATGTTCAAGTCAAAGGTGGTGATTTAACTACTAACCAAACTACATTTAATTTATTAAATACAACAGCAACTACTTTAAACGTAGGTGGTGCAGCCACAACATTAGAAATTGGTGCTGCCACTGGTACAACTAACATCAATAACAACTTAGACGTAGATGGCGATGTTAATATTGATGGTGGTGACTTAACAGTATCAACTACTACATTTAATCTTGCTAATACAAATGCCACAACATTGAACGTTGGTGGTGCTGCTACATCTTTAAATCTTGGTGCTAATTCTGGTACAACAACAGTAAATAATAATTTAACAGTCACAGGAGATTTAACTGTAAGTGGAAATACAACTACACTTAACACTGAAACATTAGAAGTAGAAGATAAAAATATTATAATTGCTAAAGTTGCATCACCTACAGACACAACAGCTGATGGTGCTGGTATTACAATTAAAGGTGCGACAGATAAAACATTTAATTGGGTAGATGCTACTGATGCATTTACATCAAGCGAACATATTGAAACTGCTGCAGGAAAAACATTAGCATTAAGTGGTTCAAGTTCAGGTAAAACAACATTAAACGTTTCAGCTGCTGCTTCAGGAACTTTAACACTTCCAGCTGCAACTGATACATTAGTTGGTCGTGCTACATCTGATACACTTACAAATAAATCTATTTCTTTAACAACGAATACAATTACAGGAACAACTGCTGAATTTAACACTGCATTATCTGATGATAATTTTGTCACATTAACTGGAACAGAAACATTAACAAATAAGACATTAACGACTCCTGTAATATCTTCTGTTTCTAATAGTGGGACAATAACTATTCCTACAGGAACGGATACTTTAGTTGGTCGTGCAACTACAGACACATTAACAAATAAGACATTAACGACTCCAGTTATATCTTCTATTTCTAACAGTGGAACATTAACTTTACCTACTTCTACAGATACTTTAGTTGGTAGAGCAACTACAGACACTTTAACGAATAAATCAGTTTCACTAACTACAAATACTATTACTGGTACATTAGCAGAATTTAATACTGCATTATCAGATGATAATTTCGTTTCATTAACTGGAACAGAAACATTAACAAATAAGACTTTAACATCTCCTGTAATTGGTTCGATTGTAAATACTGGAACTTTAACATTGCCTACTTCAACTGACACATTAGTTGGAAGAGCAACTACAGACACTTTAACAAATAAGACTTTAACATCTCCAGTAATATCTTCTATTACAAATACTGGAACATTAACATTACCTACATCTACCGATACATTAGTTGGTCGTGCTACAACAGATACACTAACGAATAAGTCAATTTCATTAACAACAAATACGATTAGTGGAACAACTGCAGAATTTAATACAGCATTGAGTGATGATAATTTTGCCACATTAGCTGGAACAGAAACATTAACGAATAAAACATTAACTACACCAGTAATTTCATCAATCACTAACACTGGAACATTGACATTACCTACTTCTACAGATACATTAGTTGGTAGAGCAACAACAGATACATTAACGAATAAAACATTAACATCTCCTAAAATTGGAACTAGCGTTCTAGATACAAATGGAAATAGTTTATTATTATTAACAGCAACAACTTCAGCAGTAAATCAATTAACACTTGCAAATGCTGCAACAACAAATAGACCTACTATTTCTGCTACAGGTAGTGATACAAATATTGGAATTAGTATTACACCAAAAGGAACTGGAACAATTGTTGTAGGAAATTCAATTGTACCATCAGGTGATAGCACAATGGACTTAGGAACATCTGCTGCTAAATTTAGACACTTATATCTGGATGGTTCATCATTCTTTATGGGAACAACAAAAATTACAATGCATAATAATGGATATTTTGTATTTAATAGTAATTCAGCTAATAGTTATCCAGAAGGAAGTAATGTGTCTGTTGCAACTGCAACAAATGGAATTGCCGCAACTAATGGCACTGCTGCAGCATTCGCTATTGCCCTTGGAGGTTAATTATGCCTGTCTCTACAAGAGAAGGACTTAAAGATTACGCACTAAGAAAACTTGGTGCACCAGTTGTAGAAATTAACGTTGATGATGGTCAATTAGAAGATCGTCTTGATGAAGCATTAGAATATTTCAATATAAATCATTGGGATGGTTCTGAGCGTACTTATGTTTCACACTTAGTCACAAATCAAAATATTAGTGATAAGTATATTCCTGTTGCTGATATAGTTTATGGTGTGAATAGAGTGTTCCCTATATATGCAGGGTCATCAACTAGTAAAAATATATTTGATTTACAATATCAATTAAGATTAAATGATTTGTATGATTTAACATCTACTTCAGTTGTTTATTATACAACAGTAATGAATCATTTACAATTACTTGATACGATATTAAATGGTCAACCTATGTTTCGTTTTAATCGTTTAACAAACAGATTAAATATAGATATTAAATGGGGAACTGCAGTAAAAGCAGGTGACTATATTATATACGATGGATATAAAGCAATAGATCCTGCTTCATTTACTAAAATGTACAATGAGCCATGGTTGAAATCTTATACCACTGCTCTTTTTAAAGCACAGTGGGGAACTAATTTAAAAAAGTTTTCAGGATTAGAACTTCCTGGAGGTGTGACACTTGATGGTGATAAACTATATGCTGAAGCAAAAGAAGAAATTAAAGAATTAGAAGACATATTAGTTGGAAAGAATGCACCATTAGAATTTTCAGTAGGATAAACAAATGTCTAGAAATGTTTATTTTACACAAGGAACTGCTAATGAGCAAAACCTAATAGAAGATTTAATTATAGAATCTTTAGGAATTTATGCTCAAACAGTTTATTACATACCAAGAAAATATGTAAATAAAGATCAAATTCTTGGTGAAGATACATTAAGTACATTTAATTATGCTTACCCAGTTGAAATGTATTTTGAAAATGTAAAAGATTATGATGGAGCAGGCTCTTTCGTAAGTAAATTTGGTTTAATGATTGAATCATCAGCTACATTAGTTGTAGCAAGAAGAAGATGGAATCAATTAGTTGGTCAATATGGTAATACTATTTTAACAAATCGTCCAGTTGAAGGAGATTTAATTTATTTTCCTTTAACTAAAAGTTTATTTGAAATAAGATTTGTAAAAGATAAAGATCCTTTTTATCAATTAGGAAAACTTTATACTTATAAATTACAAGTTGAATTATTTCAATATTCTTCTGAAAAAATTGATACAGGTGTACCTGAGATTGATGTATTTGAACCATTAAAAACATTCAATACTGATCCTGCACGTAATGAAGTAATGTATGTAAATAGTATTACATTTACAAATCTTGGTGCAGGTTATGTATCAGCACCAACATTAACATTTACTGGTGGAACTCCACTTACAAATGCTACAGCTACTTGTACTATATTAGATGGTAAAATAAATAGTGCTACAATTACGAATGTAGGAAATGGATTTAAGAGTGTACCTACAATTACAATAAGTGCACCAGCAGCTGGAGGAACTCAAGCTGTTGCTACTTGTACTTTAAATATGAATATTGATAAGCAAGGTGGCTTTGGTGATAACGTTTCGGTTAAAGTTGAAAGAGACGTAAATAATAATAAAGTGGCATGGTCTGAAAATAATCCATTTGGAGAATTTTAATCATGTTAAATAAACCACCATATTATCACGAAACAATAAGAAATTGTATTATAGGATTTGCAAAAATATTTTCAGATCTTAAAATTGAAAGAAAAAAAGCAAACGGAACAGTAGAACAAACGTTATTAATTCCGATTGCTTATGCTCCGAAAGAAAAGTGGATACAACGTATAGAACAAGATCCTACTCTTTCGAATCAATTGATGACTACTCTTCCTCGTCTTTCTTTTGAAATGACTGGATTAAATTTAGATGCAACGAGAAAAGTTTCACGTATGGCATCTATTGAGAAGAATAAAGCAGTTGGATCTGGAGTAAATACAGCAAATAGAGTATTCGCTCCTGTACCATATAATTTAGATATAAATTTATATTGTATATCTAAAAATACAGAGGATGGTTTACAAATAGTAGAACAAATTCTACCTTATTTTACACCAGAATTCACGATGAGTATTCAATCGATGAAAACACCTCTTGATATTGTCACTGATGTTCCTATTATTTTAAATAGTGTGACATTTGTAGACGAATATGATGGTACTTTTGAGACACGTAGGTTTGTGACATGGACATTAGGTTTTCAATTAAAACTTAATCTTTTTGGATATGCAAACCCAGATGGTAAAATTATATCTAAAACGATTGTTGATATTGGCAATCCAGATAGACAAAACACGATAATAGCTAACCTAAATACAGGTGGAATTACGAGTGAAACATGGGAAGATATATTTAAAACTTCCGAATACGATATAACATAATAGGAAACAAATATGGCAAAACAAGCAATAGGAGTTGGTTCATCGCCGAATGACGGAACAGGTAATACTTTACGTGATGGTGGTGTAAAAATCAATTCTAACTTTGACGAATTGTATAACGGACTAGGTGGAAGCACTATACGTATTGCAATTCCATCATCATCAATTTCAAATGGTGCAACACTTAAATTTGATGGAACTAATTTCGTACCAAACTCAGATATAGATACAAATACTACTTATGCTATTAGTTCAGAAACAGTGACAAGTGGTGCAAAAGTAAGATTAACAGGATCAGATTCTTCAACTGATGATATATCAATTTTAACAGGAAATGCTGGACTTTCAATTACTCGTACTGACGCAAGTACAATCACTCTTACAAATAACAATCCATCTCCTGTCACTTTTTCTTTAAGTGCTGAAGCTATTCAAGCAGGTCAAAGAACAATTCGTTTAACAGGATCAAATG